TGTCTCGGTATACTTCGAAGTCTTTTAGTTCTGTTACAATCATCTTATTTAAATTTAGAGTTATATACATGGTTCATATATTTGTTAAAGCTTGGCTTTAGTTCGTAGGTCTTTTTTTGATAAGTTTGTGTGTCCCTTGTTTTGGCGTCTAGAACGGGGTAACTATTCGTAGACGTTAGCCAAGTTAAAAAAACTACACATAACACGGCAACCAATGCACCGCCTAAAGTTTCTTTTTCGTCTCGGTTCAATTCATTAAACCAATTTACGTAGTTCTTAATTGTTTTCATTGTTCTCAATTGTTTGTAGTAAGTTTAAAGCTGCACCCCAAGCGCCTAACGCGTAACGGGTGTGTTTGTGTTCTACGCCGTATTGCATTTCGCAATGTTTGAAATCAGCATACAATTCTTGTTCCTTGCTGCGGATAAGTTCTAAAATTTGTTCTTTGTTCATGTTGTTTTTGTTAAAAGGTTATATGCAAATATAGATACTATTCACAACCTACCAAACTTTTACACAGCTTTTTTTAACATTTTTTTATATTTCCTTATTTTACAAGGGTTGTAGACGCAAAGTTTTTTTCGCTTCGTAACATATACATATGTGTTTTTGTTACGAGAATAAGGTTTTACCCTTACTTTGTTACAAAGTTCGTAAGGTTTTACCCTTATTTTGTGACATAAGCCGACCAACGTGTATAGATTTTAGCGTTTTGTATACATAAGAAAACAAAAAAGCCAACCCCGAAAGGCTGGCTTCAAAACAGAACTAGAAAAAAGTCTTGCAATTTACTTAAAAAAGTATTCGTTTATGCTTTTTGTTAATAACCCATAGTTAAAGTGTATAAAACCGCTGCGCCCAAGCTGAAAGTTTGTAGCTACCCAATTCGAAGACGGACTAAACGCGGGGTAATTGTAATACTTAAACACGTCACTACTTGACGCGTCGAACAAGTATTGGTGCGAATCCCCTTTTTCGAAAATAATTTCGTAGCCTTTATTCAATAGGTCCTGAGTGTGTAGGTAGCCGACTATTTTGTTTACTTGGTTCGGGTCAATCTTTGGCTTAAATCCGTGTTTAAGATTGTGGGTGTCTTTTCCGTGTGTAGAAACAAAACAATAGTTTCCGACTAGTTCCCAGTCAATGAACGACGTTTGGTTAATTACCTTGACGTTTTTTAGTTGGCTTTCAATGTAGCTTTTTACCGCCTGGTTCACGAAGTACGCAAAGTCGCCGCTATGGTTGTCATTGCAAACGCTTCTAAATACAATTAATTTGTAATGTGGCGCAAGGGCTTCTAATAAACGAACTTTAAACATAAAGGCTACGTCGAATGCTTTTTGATTACTCATGTTTTGCGGCAACGCATGACCACCCCTAGTTGTTTGAGCGTTAAACCCGTCTAGAAAGTCGCCTAGATCCGAAATGTAAAGTACATTACTTTCTTGTTTTTCTAGGGTGAAGTTAACCATTGCGGTAAGACGCTCAAATAATAGCGCTTCGTTCCATTCTGTTGGGTACATCGAACGGCCTTTGTCGCTTGCGTCCATGCCTATATGTACGTCGGTAAATACTAGCTTGTCAAATTCGCCTTTTAAGTCGCCTTTACGTAGCCTTTCAGTAGCTAACGGCGGTACGTCTTCAAATAGTTTCTTAAAGTCAATCTTATTAACGTCGAACTCATTACCAAAAGACGGGTTTTTAAAGAATAAACTAGCATCTTTCGACTTTAGCCACCCATGTTTTACGTCTTTTTCGTCCAAACCTAGCCCGTTGGCTTGTTCTTTGATTGCGCGGTATTGATTGATTAGCGCTAATTCGTCGGGCCTTAGTCTTATTCTAGGGACTCCCTTGCTTACTACTGGCCGACCTCCTTTATTTTTCTTCATAGAATTGTTTTAAAGTTACGCAGTAAGAACGCCGTAAACATTCCCACTACAAAACCTAAAACTAGTAATAAAATGTTAGGCTTAGTATTTTTATGTTTTTCCGTTTTCCATTTGACGACCTCAACTTTTTGTATCATTCGCAAGGTATCGCGTTTTAGTTTGTACTCAATACGCTTCTCAAATCGCGTTTGAGGCACGAAAGAGCGCTTGTAACGCACTATTGTATCTTTTTGGACTAGTACCCTTTCAAAGTAAATTGAGTCGTTTAAAACGTAAGGAATCGAGTCGATTGAAGTTATTGTAATTGTGTCGGCGACCTCGTCGCAGCGGTAACCCTTCTTAAAGGCTTTACGAACGTGGTAATTCACACCGCAAGATGTCGCAAATATTGCCAATAAAAGCGACAAAATAAGTTTACTTCGCATACTCAAAATGCATGAAATCGAACCCCTTTTCTCTACCGAGTGAGATGAATCCGTGTTTATAAAAAATATCAATCATTTGCTTGTACTCGGGGCGTGCAAAGCGCGCAGTCTTAGAAGTTTCCTTTAATGTATTTCGTGCAGGGTCTAAATCAATAGCAATACCCCAAGCGTGCTTAGACCATGAAGAACCGCCGCGCATTTTACGAAAGTTGAAACAGCCCCCGTAAAGGTCTATTCCTAGTTCTACAAGGCGATTGTACCCGTAGACCTCTAAAAGTTCGTTAAACACGCTTAAAAACGCATCTGCGACAAGTTTGTGGCAACGCATCTTTGTTACCATTGTCTTAGTGTCCCAAGCAATGCGCATTGGGTAGGGTAGTTTGATTGTAGTTAAATACGTTCCTGTTTCGTTAGGTTGTCCGTATTTTGCTAAGGCTTGGGCGGTTGTTATCATAACTTGTTTTTAAAAGTACAAATGTCCAGTTTTTTGCGCTATTTAATGGACATTATAAACCCCGCCAACATTATCGACGGGGGGTTCTCGGTGTTCAGTATTCTTGAGCAGTCGAGTGAGGTGCTTTTATTTTCTTGTTCCATACTGAAAGACCTAAAGACGTTGCCGAGTAAGTAAGCAAACCAATAAAAACAAACTCATGAACTTTGAACGTGGTAATTAAAGGCGCAAAGGCGTAAAGTACCGCAATCCAAAACGACGTAAAAGCGGATAGTCTTTTAATAGACCATTTGCCGCTAGGCCTTAAAGTTTCGTTTATTAGTTTTTTTATCATTTGGTAAGACTGCAAATAAGCGTTCTGGTAGGTCTATTCTTGTTTTTGTTGCTTGTCTAAAGCTTTGTTGTTTGTAGCAGTCGTAAAGGGCGCTTTCGACCTTGTTAAGTCGGTTGTCCGTGTGCCATAACCAAAGGCATAACACACCCGTAACGCCGTACTTTTTTACTATGGTTACAAACTCAGTCATTAGAAAACCATTATAGCGTTATTGTACCCGTTGTCGTTGTAACGTTGTCCACAACGTCCCCAGCATGTACCAACGCAGTCGCACGCGTCAATCTGTGGGCGTAAGTCTGTGTCTTTATTCGTTTGGCTAGTAAATTGCGGGTAAAGGTTTTTGTTAGCTAGTAGGTATTTAATCAAACGCTGCTCGTAGAAGCTGGCTTTTTGTGCGTAATGCTCCATTGAAAACGCCACCTCAGCACGTGAAACGCTACCAGAATAGTCGCCAAATTGCGTTTGAATACCTTTGTTTTTAAGTTGGTACGAAAGACCAAATACTGCATCCTCAGCACTACGCCACGCTACGACAGGTTGTATAAACTCTACTAGCGTTTCTTCGTCGTTCGTTAAAGTTTGTGTATTGTATGCATTCAAAAGGTACTTGTAGAACGTTGTACCTAGAATTGGTTGTACTCTAAGGTCGCTTTGTGTAGCAATGTAAGGCGTTACGTCTGTTACGTCTACGTTGGCCGTAATAGGCGTGTTCGTCTTTAGGTATGTTTCGGTAATAAAGTAAATCATATCTCAGCGGGTGTTAAAGCGGGTACAACGTCACCACCCTCAATAGGTGCTAGGCTTGCAAGGGCGCGAACTTCGTTTGTTGTCATGGTGTTTAGAACTTTTGTAGCTACAAGCGGGCTCATTGCGTTAAGTGCATCTTGTGTTTTACTAGCGTCGCCCTCAACTTCTACAATTGTTTCGTTAATAATTTGGAAATTCTTAATAGTGAAGTCAGCTTTGAGCCTAGAAATGTTAAGTAGTTCCTGGAAAATTTCGGTAACCATTTCGCGCAACGGAATAACTACGTTCTTTTCAAAGATTACGTAAGCTTGTTTGATGTCAGCGCCACCGCCTAGCGAACCCGTCGTGCGCACACCCATTAAGATAGGGTCGATTGTATGGGCAAAACAAATTTGTTCCGTGTTAAGCTGTGAAGCTTCTTGAAAAAGTTTGTCGTTTTGGTTTGTAGGTATGCTTTCAATTTTAGGCAATTGGTCGGCTGAGTTGGCAAAGAACGCCACACCTTTACCAGCGTTGGCAGCGCCTTTCATTCTGTCGATTGTGTCGCGTAGTACGTTCTTTTCTTCTTCGCTTTGCGGACGCTTAGGGAACATCATGGCAAAAGCTGGGAAAATTGAGTTTTGAATATTCGACTTTGCGAAGTACCTAAGTTCACCCGACAAAAAGGCGAAGTTTAAAGCACTTGAATACTGCGGTAATGAATAATAATCTTGACCAATGCTAGGTAATTCGTAGCTATAAAGCTGGCATTTGTCCGTGTTAAGCGGGTGGTATGGTTTTACTTCTTCGACGTCGATACGTGACGACCAGTCGTCGCACAAATAGTAACAAGTTTTAGTGTTATTTATACGGACTTTTTCGGGGCTTACGTTTTCAATTTTATGAAGCTTGCTTTTAGCGTCAAAATGCAACTTAAAGTAAACGCGGTTATGCATTACTAGTTGTTTTGCAACGGCTTTAACCGACTTAGCTAGGCGCATTTTCTTTTCCCAAGTGTAAAGGTCTAGAAGTTCTTGCGGTGTAAGCTTGTCCGTTTTTAATTCATACCCCGCTCCGATAGCTGCGTTAACTTTAAAGTCTACAATTGCCCCGTGTAAAGGCGAAGTGTAGTAAAGTTGGTTAAGGGTTTCGGGGAATAGGTTGTCACTTCCGAACGGCACATATCCAGCCACTTGGTAACGTCCATTAACGTAAGGTAACGACAAGTCACCGCGTCCGATTTTACCGAAAGGCGTTGAAAAGCTTTGGTAGCCTTCTATTACTTCGGGTTTTTGTTGTTTGAATCTATCGAAAATTCCCATTTTATTAGTCGTATATACTAGAAGTAGAACCGCCCGCAACAACTAAGCGCCCTTCTTCTATTAAATTAAGTCCGTTTGTATTCGTGTTTTCGTCTACTATTATTTCTTCGTCGCTTTCGTAAACTGAATAAGTGTATTGACCGCGTGTAAGTTCGAGGTCTACGCCTTCTTCTAAAGTGAACAAGTTGTATCTAGTAGGAAAATTCGAAGTATCAACGCCCGCCCACAAAATGGGTTCGGTTGCTGTGTTAAATTCGCCCTCAAAGACGAATAAATAAAAAGGGTCTACTAACGTCGTTACTTCGCTTAAAGTAAGCGCAAACGTGTTTATTTCGCCTTTCTCAATGTAAATCATAACAATATTAAAATTCGTTTGGGACTTGTTCAAAACAGAAAACCCCCTACAATGAGGGGGCTATCTATGTTTGGTAAGGAAAATTTACACTAATAAACCTGCAACAATAGCTGGGTCTACTTCGTAAGCTAATTCTGGGTTTTCAGCAACCAAAGTAAGTGAATACTTTGATCCGTCCGCACGGGCAGTACCAGAACCTTCGCCGTATGCTGTTACTTGCAAGAATGGGAAGTACCAAAATTTCCCGTTTGCGTCACCCACAACCGCGTTCAAGTATTGTTGGCCAGCGCCAAGAACTTTGATTGCGCGGCTTTTTTCTTGGTCGCGTCGGTGGAACATTAAGTTAATAGTTTGAGTAACGTAAGAAGAACCATTTACTAGGTCAATAGTTCCATCTTCGGTAAAGTTACCCGTGTTTCTTTTGAATTCTAAAGCAACATAGGGTGCAGTATGTGTAATTGCTGTTACTTCCCAATTCGTTCCCGTTTCGAGTGTAGTAATTCCCGTAATGTTGTCTTGCTGGTTAACTAATAGGGTGTAAATACCGCCGCTATTGTTGTCGCAACCTTTGAGGATTTCCTCGAGTGTAGCACATGCCATAATTTCTAAATTTTTTTTGGTTATAAAAAAGGGCGGCGTATTATGGCCGCCCCGTATATTTTAAATGATGGTTAAATACTAGGCGAAACAAACGTTGTAAACAACAATTTGTGAAGGGTTAGTATAGTGGAAACCAGCTTTCAAGTTCGCACGTGTGCGGATATATGGCTCAGCAACTGAATCGCTAAGGTTAACAGCTTTCAAAGCTTTAGCGTCACCTTCTGCGTCAAATGCGTAGATAAGGTCTGTTTTCAAAGCCAAGACCATAGTGTTAACTGGTGCGCCCTCAGCAAGAACAATCTTAATACCTAAGAAAGTAGGTGCAAGTGGTGCAGTAACATAAGTCATAGTGTTACCAGATGCAGCAGCGATTTGGTAGTTTACGAATACGTCGCTAGAAACAAACAAACGAAGGTCTGCACGCTTAGATTGTACCGCTGCAGGTGAAGCTTGAAGAACGCTAGTCATGCGAGCCAATACGTTAGCGCTAGTAATAGCGTCAGTATAAAGACCTACGACCGCTGCGTCAGCACACAATTTTTTGAGGTAGCCGTCACACAAAGAAAGAACTGGGTCTAAACTTTCTGTGTCACCTTGCCAACGAATAAGTTCAAGGTCGTTACCGATACGGCCTGCCATTTCATTCCAGTAGTAAGCCATGAAAGAAGGAACGCTAAAGTCGCCGTTTGAACCTTGGGACATTTGCAAAGCCAAGAAAGATTGTTCGAGGTCGAACTGACAAATTTGTGACATTGCAGAAAGCGCACATACGTCGATGTCTACTGCGTCGAGGTTGTCAGTTGGTGCGGTAAAGTTACAAGTCGATGCAGCCAAAAGGTTGCCGAAAGTAACGTTAGCCAATTTAGTAGCTGACTTAATGCCAGGAAGCGTGCGGTAATTGTCCGCGATGTCTTCGGTTAAATAAGCTTTTGAGTAGAACTCGTCTGGGTTAGGACAAAGAAGCGCGTTTGTTTCTACGTCCAAGTCAAATTTAAGATTTCTCATTTTTTGTTTGGTTTTTATTTTGTTTTTACTTGTTTACTTGTTTGATGCGCGAAACGCTTTGAACTTGTCAAATGCTGACATTTTTGTGTCCTTAGCCATTTCAATTTCTTCTTCTTCTTTGATTACGCCTAACTCTTCGATTTGGTTTTTAAGGTCTGCAATCATGCCGATTAAAGCGCGTTCGCGTTCTTCGATGAAAGGGGTAACAATAGCTAAGATAGCTTCGGCGTCCATAACTGGATCTACAGCCATTTCAGTTGCTACTTCTTCTTCTACTACTTCTTCTTCGGTTACGCTTGTGTCTTCCATAGCTACTTCTTCGGTAACTTCTTCGGTTACTTCGGCCATTTCGACTTCTTCTTTTTCTACTTCTTTAATTTCGACTACTTGGCCGTCTTTGACCACGTAAATCTTACCTTCTAAAAGGTGTTCACCATCTGGGAAATTCATGTTATTTTGTTTTAAGTGTTTACTTAATTTCATGCCCAAAAAGCCTTCGATTGAAAAACCTACTTGTTCGTCTTCTACTAGCTTATTGTAATAGTCTACGTCGGTAATTTGTGCCGTAAGCATAAGCGTTCCTTTTGGAACTTCGATGCCGTAGGTTGTAAGTGCTTTATCTTGGGTAGGGTTTTCGACTATCCACGCTTCTAGAATGTAAGCGGGAACTTCTTTACTTTGGTCATGCTCTAGGTTAAAGACGTTGCGGTTTTGCAAGTCCTTCATGAACTTAACGTAAATTTGTTCGATGGTTTGTTCGTCGAATTGTACGTAATATTCGCCGTCGTCGTCGCGTCTGTAAATTTCCATAGGAATCATGGCAGGCGCAGTAACGCGGTATTTTAAACTATCGCTAAAGAAACGCTTTGCAACGTTTTCGAAAGCTAAGCCGCGAACTTTTATAGCTGGGTTTGAGGTAAAGGCAATTTGTTCGATGCCTAAATCTTCGCCGTCCGAGTATTCGGGGTCGATAGTTATTTTGTAAATGGGTAAGTCGTTTACCATAACCATATTAAAAAACCCTTATATTTGTTCAAAAAAACTATGGTAACAATTTGTAATAAAGACATTTCGAACGAGTTAAACGAGTTGACTATCCAGCAATTCGAAGACATTACGGAAATTCACGCTAACCCGAAACTAGACCACATTGAAAAACACCTAGAGGTTTTTAAATATATGGGTGTTCAAGAAGTCGAAGACATGGAGTTTGAAGATTTTAAAGAAGCAATCCGTCTTTTTAACACGGCTAAAGCGCCCGAAGGTATCTTATTAAAGCGTTTTGAAGCCGACGGGTACACTTACCAAGCTTACGACGAAGACTTTAAGCTAACGGCCAAAGACACTAAACACATTGAAAAGATTTTAGCTAGCAAACACAAAGGGTTTATTTCCGAAGCGTTGGCGGTTATCTTTAAAAGAACGGACCTAAGCAAAACAGAACACTACACCGACGCACACATTAAACTAAAGGCTAAGATTATTCGTGAAATGCCAGCCGAAGTAGCCGTGCCTTACCTAGTAGCTATTGCCGAAACAATTAACAAACAAGTCGAAAGCCTAAATGAAAGTACCGAAGGGGTGGCATGAGGTTAAGTTGTACCAATTTAAAGAACTTCGGGAACTCAAAGACTCCGAAGGGTTTTTTAATACGCAACTAGAAACGCTTGCAATCCTTTTAGACGTGCCTAGCGACGAACTAGAAGAACTTTCTTTAGACGAAATAGGCGAACTATTCAAGTCCGTTAAATGGGTTCTTAGCGAGCCTAAGAAGGCCCACGCAAGCGAAGTTATAATAGACGGCGACACGTACATTTTAAAGCCGTTTAAGAAGCTTACGCTAGACGAGTTTATAGACCTTAACTATTTCTTGACAAACGACTACTTAAAGCATATTTCTCATATTGTGTCCGTGTTTTACAGGCGCATAAATAAGGATAACTGGGGTAACATTGAATTTTAACCCTACATATTTAACCCGTTCGACGTATTCA